ATCGGCGCGGAAAAGGTAGATCGGTGGTTCTTTGATGATGCCGACCCGTCAAACATTGACAAGATGTCCACGGCGGTTGATCCGATCCGCAAGACGGTAAGCTGGTGCTATCCAAACACACGGGCTGGGCAGACCATCCTGATCTACAACTGGCAAGTCCAGCGGTGGACTTATGTAGACACAACGGTGGATTACATCGCTTCTGCGGCAACTCCTGGCGTTACCTTGGAGGGGTTGGATACTTATTCGGCAAGCATTGACGCTCTGGAGACCTCACTAGACTCTCGGGCTTGGCTTGGTGGAAAGTATGTGTTTGCCGGGGCTTCTGGTGCCAAATTGGTCACCTTTACTGGGCCTTCATTGTCTGCGCTGTTTGAGACGGGAGACTTCGTGGCCGGTCAAAACTCTGTTGTAAGGCTTGCCCGTCCACAGGTTGATAACGGATCAGCCTCTGTTGCCATCGCCTCAAGGGATCGGCTGGACGACACCATTTCTTTCGGGTCTTCTTCGGCTGCGGATTCGGATAACCGAGTGAGCCTGAGAAGTTTCGGAAAGTACCACCGACTAAGGGTTACTCCTAGCGGAAGCTGGACGACCGCAGTTGGTGTTGATGTAGATACAACCCAGGCAGGGCGGCGCTGATGTTCCGTGTCCTCCCCCCATTTGGCTCAGATCCTCGCGGTGTCGCGGAGATCGTCAATGGGCTGATGAATGGGAAGTCCAACAATACCGGGACAGTAACGCTAAACACGGGCGGGGCATCAACCACCACGATCTATGACGCTCGGATCAGTCCTGAGTCCAAGATCATCCTGATCCCGTTCTCTGCAAACGCCTTCAACGACAAGATCCCTTATGGGGCGTTCCAAGACTCCACAGACCAGACTGCTGCCTCAACGACCACGGCCTATGCGGTCACTTATAACACCACGGACTACTCTAACGGGATAACCCTTAGTAACAGTTCAAGGCTAAATGTCACGAGTCCTGGGGTCTACAACATCCAATTCTCTATTCAGCTTGCCAATAAAGACACCCAGATTCAGGATGTCGATATTTGGTTCAGAAAGAACGGCACGGATGTAGCTGGGTCTAACAGTAAGTTCTCGGTACCAAACTCCCACGGCGGGACGGATGGTCATCTTATTGCTGCGCTTAACTTCTTCATTGAGCTGGCCGCAAACGACTACATCCAGATCATGTGGGCCACGACTTCCACATTGGTCACGATTGAGCAACTTCCTGCTCAGACAAGCCCGACAAGGCCAACAACACCTTCGGTGATCGCCACGATGACTTATGTCTCAATGGCCTCAATCGCCAATGTGTATGTAAGCTCCCAGTCTCAAGGAAGTGCGGTTATTACGCACTTTGCCAATTCCACGGCAGACAAGACATTCGCTTATGTGGTGGTGGGATGAATGTACGCTTGATTTCCCCTAATGATCTGAGACAATGGTGGGGATTCGTCAGACCAGGGCTTTTGAAGGTTCTTCAGAAGACCCCGGAAGGATGGATTCCCGAGGATGTCTATACAGACTGCTATAACGGGAAGTCCATGCTCTGGGTTGGACTGGATGACGCAAGGCCAGTCGGGTTCATGGTATTGCAACCCAGAGAGTCCTCGCTCCACGTGTGGTGCGCCTATCTGCAAGAGGTAGGTTTCTTTGAGGAAGGCTGGCAGCATCTCCTGAACATCGCCGAACACGGTGACGCAAGACGGCTTACATTTGAGTCATGGCGACCTGGTTGGCAACGACAGGCTAAGAAACTTGGATTCAAGCCCAGATCATGGGCGTTGGAGGTCTAAATGGGTGGTTCTACTAGAACGCAAACGACAACGCAGGAACTAGATCCCGCGATCCGTCCGTATGTCCAATATGGTTTGAGTGAGGCTCAACGCCTCTACACAACTGAGACCCCTCAATACTACCCAGGACAGACCTATGTCGGTCCGAGTGCTCAGACTCAACAGGCTCTGACTGCAGCCCAACAACGGGCTGTGATGGGATCTCCTTTGCTCCCGGCTGCTCAACAGCAGGCCTACAACACGATCCAAGGTGGATACCTCGGAGGAAATCCTTTCTTCCAAGGCGCATTCCAACCCGCTGCACAAGCCGCTCAACAGACCTACTTTGACGCAATGCAGCAGGCTCAGTCCAATGCTTCTCGTGCAGGCAGATATGGTTCTGGCGCGATGATGAATCTGCAGGACCGAGCCGGTGGTCAATTCGCACAAAGTCTGGCAAACACCGCAGGACAGTTGGCATACCAGAACTACGAAGCCGAACGCGCTCGCCAGCAGGCGATGCTCGGTGCTGCTCCTTCTTTGGCCGCTGCTGATTACGGTGATATTGAGCGCCTGATGCAAGCCGGTCAAACCGCAGAAGGCTACCAGCAGGCCGCGCTGCAGGCTGACATCAACCGATTTAATTTCATGCAGGGTCTGCCACAGAACCAACTGAACCAGTATCTAGCGGCAGTGTATGGATCTCCGCGAGGAATGGTGCAAACGACTCCTGTCTACACAAGCAGAGCCGGTGGTGCTCTTGGAGGGGCGTTGGCTGGTGGTTCTATGTTCGGTGTTCCTGGCGCGGCCATTGGTGGCCTGTTGGGACTTCTGGGGTAAACCATGAACGAACTCTTTTCTCAGCTCTTTGGTCAGCAGCCAAGTTACGCCACTGCACTGCTTGGTGAGGAAGAGGCTCGCCGACTCCGACAGCAGGCCCAACAACAAGGTCTGCTGAATGTAGGTCTGTCTCTCCTTGCTGGGTCCGGTCCTTCCGCGCAGCCTCGAGGCATTGGTCAGCTTCTCGCCCAAGGCGTTCAAGCTGGTCAGCAGGCCTATCAGGGCGCATATGACAAAGCAGTCCGCGACCGGATGCTTCAAGAGCAACTGGCAGAGCGCCAGCAAGCCCGTCAAGAGCAGCAGATGGCTCAACAAGCCATTCAAAGCGCATTTGCTCCACGAGAGATGTATGGAGAGGACATCATGGGCCAACGGGTAGGGGTCGGCATGACCGCTCCGATGTTGGATATGACGCGATTGCAGTCAATGCTTGGAGGGTTGACTCCTGGTGCTCGAAGCCAAGTTCTGAAAGAAGCTGGAGCAATTCAGTCTGCATTCGCTCCGAGGCGAATTACGCTGAAAGAAGGCGAGAAAGTCTTAGAGGAAGGCCCAGAAGGATTGCGCCAGATTGCTGGCATTCCAAAAGTTGAGAAACAAACCTCTGATATTCAAGAATATAACAAGGCTGTTGAGCAGGGCTTCAAGGGATCGTTCATTGACTATCAAGTTGCCTTGCGAAAAGCCGGTGCAACCAATGTCCAGGTTTCTACTGAAGGAAAAGAATTCGGTAAGCAAGCAGAAAAGTTTGCTGCAGAAGGATTCCGAGACCTTGCAAATCAAGGACAGAACGCAACTCGCACAGCTATCCAGTTAGATCGCCTGGATGCGCTTTTGAAGCGCACAGGAAGCGGCCTTGCGACACAGGCAAAAGCTGTCGCCGGTAACTTCGGAATTGAAACAAAGGGCTTGAGTGATATTCAAGCAGTCGAGGCCATCGTTAATCAGTTGGTTCCTCAACAGCGTCCTCCCGGCTCTGGAACGATGTCGGATGCTGACCTTGCTTTGTTCAAGAAGTCTCTGCCTCGCCTGATTAACACCCCTGGCGGCAATCAAACGATCATTGACACATTGAAGGCAATCAATCAGTACGATCAACAGATCGGCGCTATCGCTAGAGAAGCTCTGAGAGGGCGCATCTCTCAAGAAGAAGCAGATGCCAGAATCAGCCGTGTCCAGAATCCTCTACGCAGGACTTTAGATGACATTTTTGGGGGTGGCCGGTAATGAGCAAACTCGAAGAGGCTCGCGCAGCTGGTTATTCTGATGACGAGATCAGGGCTTATTTCCTGTCTCGTAATTTGGCGCTTCCTAAAGAGCTAGAGGTTAAGGAAGAGCAGGTCACTGGCGCTCAGTTGCCGAAAGCCCTTCGGATGGGCATGACTGCGCTTCAAGGCCCAACCTTTGGATTTGGCGAAGAGATCACCTCCGCGATTGCTGCGCCGATCATGCGTAGGCCTGGAGAAACTCTCGGCGAGTCTTATGGCCGCATTCGAGATATTCAACGCGCTGGCATTAAGGCTTATCAAGAAGAGCAGCCGATTGGTTCAATGC